GCGCTTGCTCTTGCCGGGGATGTCGTACACCTCCACCGACGCACCCGAGCGATTCGTAAGCCGGTCGTCGCTCCCGTAGCGCTCCTCGAAGGCTTGTTTGCTCAGGTTCGAGGTCATCACCACGCTGCACGAGTCGCGGTCGAGCAGCCGCGCGAGCGCCTTGGTGAACTCGGGTCGCGTCTCGGTGCCGACCTCGTCGACCACGACGTAGCGCGCGAGCTTCGGGGCTTTCTCGTCCCAGCGCTCGTGCAGCACGGCGCTGCACACGTCGTCGGGGTAGAGCCACGCGACGCTGCCGCGCGCTTCGTTCGGCTCGGTGCAGTGCCGGACCAGCCACGCAGCGGCCACGGTCTTGCCGGTGCCGGTTGGGCCGCGCAGCAGGATATGCGGCCCCTTCGGCGCGGTGAACCAGCCGCGGATGTACCGCAGCGCGACGCTGTCCGCGTCGGGGTTTTCCATGATGAACCGCACCCCGCGCAGCCGCGCCGTCGCAAGCGCCGCATCGAGCCAGGCGCTCTGGCGCTCCTGGTGCTCTTGGGCAGCGCGGCGCGCGTCACGCATCGCGGCGTCGGCGCCCTGTTCGGGCGTGAGGTCTGCGATGGCTTTCTGCGCGATGAGCTGGAACGGGTTCGGCTTCGCGTCGGGCTTGTCACGTGCCGACACGGCGCACCCCCCGGCGTGCGAGGTCAGCGGCGACCTCGAGCTCGCGGCGGCGAAGCTTCTCGAGTGCCTCCTCCTCGGTGCCGAACTCCTCGGCCGGCGAGCAGGGCGCAATCTCGAGCTTCGGCTTACCCCAGCGGCGTCGCGGGGGCGCTCCGGGCTGCCAGTCCACGAGGCACCACTTGAGCTCCTTGCCCTCGTCCTGGTAGCGCCTGTGCCCCTCGTCGAGCAGGCGGACCATGGCGGCTTCGAGCGGCACGCCAGCGGCGTCTGCGTGGGCGCTCGCCTTGGCGATCACGTCGGCCGTTTGCTTCGAGGTAAGTAGCTTCTCGGCGATGAACCCGTGCCGCTTGGCGGCGTCCGCGAGCAGCCTCCCCCAGAGCGGCTTCCGAGCGTCCGGCTTTCGCGGCACGCGCACCGGGGGGCTCTTTACCCCCGTAGGGGGTTTCTCTCTCTTCTCTTCTCTCTCTCTCTCTCTAGCAATGGGTATTGAATAAATCCCGCTACTTAGCTCTGTCTGAGTGCTCGCTGAGTGCTCACTGACTGCTCGCTGACTGCTCACTGACTGCGCAGTGGGCACCGCACGCGGCGCGATTTTCGCCACCATCTGGTGAGTATCAGGAGCGAGCCCCTTGTACTCGCGGAATGCAGTCTCGCTGTAGAGCAGGTGCACGTGGTCCTCGGCCTCGAACAGGAGGCCACGGGCGCGCATGCGCTCCACGGCGAGCCAGAAGCGCTTCCGGTTCCGGCTGCCGATGCCGAGGCGCTTGGCGGCGCACGCGAGCAGGTCGTCGAGCGAGCCCGACCAGCGCTCCTCGCCGCGCATCAGCGAGAGCAGGTCCGACGCAATCAGCGCGTCGAGGTAGTCCATGCGCGCCCAGACCGCGGCGCGGTTGACGGGTTGCGGATACCAGGGGTCGGGGCGGCTACGACGGGGCTTGGAGTTCGCGGCCGCAGCGTCAAAACTTTGACGGTCGGGTGTCGAGCTTTTGACATGCATTGAGGCTTGCGCCTGTCTGGAAGCCAGGGTAGGTTCACCTGCGTAAGGCGCAGCAATGCACCCCTCGGCGACGGGCTTCCAAACACCGTCTCGAGGCAGGCCCGGAGTGGTAGAGCGCTCCGGGTCTTTTTCTTTAACTCCGCTGGATTCCCCCAGGCCAGCATTTGCTGGGCCCCCACACACTTTTCCCGCCATCTCGACACTCCGAGCGCAATAAGACGCCCCACGCTGTAATTCCCCCCGGAACCAGCGAGATCGTCCGCCCCTCAAAGGGCTGCCTACTGACCCGTAACCCGCGCTCCGGGACTGCTCGTGTCGAGCGCGCGAACTCGAAGCGTCTCCCCGCTCGTTCACACCGGTCAAGCTAGTAGGCGCTGTGACAAAAGCGCCCACCCCGGCTGGCCCTCTTCGCGCTCCTGCTTTGCGTCCGGGTGGGACAGAGCATGGCGAGGGCCAGCCGAAGCGAGCAAGGCCCCCAGAGCGCCACGAGGAGCGCCCAGGAGCCCCGAACTAGACCTGCGCCGCCTGCTGCGCCTGCTCGCCCTCATCGCGCCCAGGAGGCGGCTCTGGCGTGCGCTCGGCGATGTAGCGCTTGAGGTTGTCGACCAGGCGCGAGAGCTCCATCTCGACCTCGAGCCGCTCGGGCGTGCCATCGGGCGGCACCAGCACGCCGTGCCGGCCGAGCGCCGCGAACAGCTCGGTGACGAACACGGGGTTGAGCCGTACCGTGTGAGCGTTTCCGTCCAGCCTGAGCATACTTTCGCGGTAACCGCTTTCGAACACCGCCTCCTCCTCGCGCGTGGCCGAGCGTCCGAGCAGCGCCACGAGCTTCTGGCGGTCGGCGTCGGTTGGCGACCAGGGCAAGACGCCGTCCAAGTCGGTTGTCGTCGCGTAGTGCTGCTGGGCCAGCTCGGTGCCCAGTCGGCCGATGTTTGAGTACAGCTTGCTGATCGCCATGTGGCACCCCTCGCGGGGCAGTATCTCACGACTCGACGACGTGGCGCATTTCGCCAAGCCACTGCCGCAGATCGCGGTAGCAGCCGGGGCACAGGTCCGCGATGGGCAGCGAGCGCTTCACGACAAAGTGCGAGCTCATCAGGCGCACGCCGTCACGCCGGCTGACGTCGGCGCTGCAGCGGTCGCAGTAGTAGTGCTCGGAGGTCGGCACGATCAGAACGGCAAGTCGTCGCCGGGCTCGGCGTACGTTGGCGGCTGCGGGCCAGGGTCCACGCGCGGCTGGCCCGCCTGCATCCGGCTAAGCTGGTCGCGATGCTGCGGACGCACTGCCTGCTGCTGTGGAGCGCGGCGCTGCCGGTCCTGCTCGTTGGGCTCACGGAACAGAATCCGAAACGCGCCATCCTGATGCGGCCCCACCGGGATGTAGTGCAGCTTCGCGTCCACCCCGCGGTCGTTCATCCACGCGATGCCGACCTCGTTCCAGCTCGTTCCCTGCGAGCCGTCGCGTCCCTGGAAAGAGCGCGGGTGCAGCATCACGAGCTGCAGACCAGGCGTCTGCGGTCCACTCGGCTGCGCGGGGCGTGGAGGCTGCCCTTCGACCATCGGCTCGCGAAGCACGAGGCGAATGCAGCCATCGGCTTCGACGTGCACGGGCGTGGACCAGATTTTCGCGTCGATGCCCTTCTCGTTCTGCCAGGCGACGCCCACGATGGTCCACGACATTTTCTCTTGGCCGTCCGCTTGATAGGGGCGTCCGTGCAACACGTTGAGTTTCAGATTCGCCATGATCGGTGTCCTTTCAGGTGTGCGTCGGAATCTCGTCCATCCACTTGGGCTTTTGGATCTTGACGATCCCTCCGCTCGAGCGCGGCCACGTGTTGCTCTGCTGGCACTCCGCGAGCTTCGGCAGAAAGCGCGCGAGCCACGCATCGCCAGCGTCTAACAGGTGCTCGATGTCGATGCACTCGACGCGATAGGGCTGCACCTTCTCGGCAACGAGCAGATAGCAGCTGACGTGCGGGTAGCCGTTCTGCCGAAGCAGCTCGCGTACGAGCGCCGCCTGGCTGTGATAGCCGAGCTTCCAGATGGACGCGCCGCAGGTGTCGAGGTCGACCAACAGGTCGCGCATGTTCTTGGTGGTCTTGTGGTCGACCGAGTAGGTGGCGTACTCGTCGAGGTTCACCCAGTCGGGCCGCGCTTGCACCTTCACGCCGTGCAGCTCGCCGCGGAGCGTCACCTGCTGCTCGGCGTGCTCGATGAGGTCCATGCCCTTCTGGCAGTCGGTCTGCAGCGCCTCCACCATGTGCAGCATCGCGTCGTAGTCGGCCTGCGAGATAATGGTCTTGCCGGCTGCGTCCTGGGCCGCTGCCCACTGCTTGCCGCCCTTGGTGTTGCCGGGCAGCGTCTTGACGGCGTACTTCCGAGAGAACGCTTCGCCGCCCTGCTGCACGAGGTACTCGCACGCGTTGCCAAAGCAGAACGGCTGCGTCTCCTCGCGCTCGATGGTGTGCGCGATGTGGCGCTCGAAGTAGAAGCGCGGCCCCTTCTCGACGAAGTCGCGGATCTTGGAGTGCGAGGTGTACTCGCGATCGGCGTGGTAATCGGCAATCGGAAAATCTCTGACGATCATGGCACGTGTCTCCAGTTCCTGCGGACCACAACCGCCCGAATGGTGGCGGGGTTGAGCGAGTACATTCGTCCGAGTTGCGCGTTGGAGACTCCCCAGAGCGATAACGTGCGGATGATCGGCACGTCATGCTCGCTCAGCCTATGGGCGTGATGCGCAACGCCGCGCCTTGCGGGCGGGTGCTTGGCGTACCGCGCCTTGAGAGCGGCTGAGAGCACGTGGCCGTGCGTCTTAGCCCAGTGCGCATCGCCCTTCACGGGGTTGTGGCGTGCACGGCCCTTTCGGAACATGTCGAGCGCATTGTCTCGAGCTGTGCCGAGAAACAGGTGATCCGGGTTGATGCATGGGGGGTTGTCGCAGCGATGGCACACGTACCCGTCCTCGGGTGTGACGCCGTGGTGAAGCTCGTACGCGACGCGATGGGCGTACGACGTTTTGCCGGCATAGCGGAGCTTGCCGTAGCCGTGGGAGAAGCAGCCCCCGGTCCACAGCCAGCACCCTGTGTTCGGCTCGGGGAAGGCCCAGTCCCAAAAAGGCTTGGGAGCCGTCACTTGGAACCGCCCTTCTGCGCCTGAAGCACGAGCATGTTGGGGTCCAGCCGCAGAGCCCGCGCGTGGCGCCTGAACAGGTTCTGAAGCTCCGCACGCACCTCGGGCGGGTACTCGGTCGCCATGAACAGCTTGAGCCACGCGACCAGCTCCTCGGCCGTCTGGCGCTGCCGAAGCTTGCCGGCGAACATCTCGTACACGGTTCGCTTCTCGTCCCCGTCGAGCACCGTCGTCGGCTCCTCGGCGCGGATGGGCACCACATTGTCGGGCTTGGTGTCGCGCTCCTGGGTAGCTGGCAAGCGAGCGACGGGGAAGGCGTCGGCCATGTTCACCGAGCGCGCGCCGTGCACGCCTTCGAGCTCGGACTCGTCGAGCAGGGCAAGACCGCAGATCGCGAGCGTCACGCGGCGCTTGGCCTTGGTCTCGGTCTTCATGACCGCATTGGCTAGCGTCTCGCCTTTGAGCCCTTCGATGGGCACCGCGCCCACCGACTCATCGCAGCGGCCTGACGGCAGCGTGGCGCGCGCGGTGACGACGTAGCAGCCATCGACCTTCTCGCGCGAGACGATGGTGATGGACACGTTGTGAATCTGCCGGAGCTGGTCGGCAGCGGCGCGGCGCGCGTACAGCACCATCTTGCCGTTGAGCTTGAGGTACTCGAACGGCTGCGTGAGTGGGTTCAGCCCGACGCTCGCGCAAACACGCGCGTAGTACTGCACGGCCTGGTCGGGCGAGAGACTGCTCAGGTCTCCGCTGATGAGAACCTGCTCGAGCCCACTCATGTCGGTCTTGGTGATGGCACTGGTCATAAACGGTGTCCTTCTGGAGAGACGTACTCGTGTCCTCCACAGAGCCCCTGAGAAGTGTCTCATGGGCTCGAGCAGGTCGCGAATCTAGGTGCGTAGGCGCTTGGCAGCGTCGCTGGTGACGCGACCCCCTTTGAGCTGCTTGATGCTCTGGGTCTGCAGGAACGTCTTGGCAGCCGCGTTGCCGCTCGTGGTGCCATCGGCAAGCACGGGAACGAGCACGGCCGTCACGCTGCCCGCAGAGCGCGCGAAGAACCGCTGCTTGATGCGGTTGGCGATGCCGAACGAGCGAACGAGGCGATTGGGGTAGGCGGCGGTGCCGTTGCCGAGCACCACAATGCCGGAAAGGCGTGGGGTGGGCGTGTAGGAAGCGTTCTTGGGCATGGTCTGTATCCTCCGTAGGTCAGTGTCTCACGGCTTGAAGCGGCGCAGCAGGCGCGCATCGGCGCGGATTGCGGAGTAGGCGGTGCGTAGCAAGGGCTCGGGCTGGTCGGCTGCCAGGTCGAGGTATTCCCAAGTGACGCGCACGTGGCGCGGCTCGGGCTCGGTGCGAATGACGACGCCTTCCTTGTCGACCTCGGCTACGTACCAGCGGCGGCCGTCGTCGCTCGCGTAGGAGACTGCGCCGCGCTGGAGCGCCTTGACGCGATCGGCTGCAGCCTCGAAGTCCGCGATCTCCTGCTGGCGCTGCCTCTCGCGTTCCTCGCGCTCGCGTTCGGCAAGGGATGGCCCCCAAGTGCCGTACTCGTAGTGCAGGCCGTTGCTGTTCACGAGGCGCTTGGCGCCGCATGCGTCGCACGTCTCGGTGTACCGCACGCCGCCGTGAGCCCTGGGGTTCTCGTAAGTGAATGGGTGGTGCGCGACGGAGCCGTTGTAGCCGTAGATCTGCCCGTCCGTCGTGCTCTCATGCTTGCAAGTCATCTGTCACTCCCACCAGTCCAAGTCAGGGGTTGAATCGGGCTCATGTTCGTCGAACGTGAGCAGGTCAAGCGACGCGAGGCACGCGATCATCGCAACCTCGCTCGAGAGGTGGTGGCGAGCTACCGGCTTCCATCGGCCAGCCTCGAGCACGTCGGCATACCAGAGCACGCCATCTCGGTAGACCCGCATAGAGCCGTCAGGAGACACGTACTCGCGCGGCACGAAGTCACTCGGGCTCATTCTCGTGCGTCTCCTCGGCAGCCTTACGAGCAGCCTCCTGAAGCTTACGCCTACCACTACGCACAGCCTTCTTCGCGGCGCGCGTAGCCTCGGCAGCCGCCTTGCCCGCGCGCTCGCCACCATCCTCCAGCCACTGTTCGACAGTCTGCTCCTGGGCAGCAGGCGCGGCCTTGGGCGGATGCGCGTTCGGGTCCGGGCAACCGGCGACGGTCCAGAGAATCAGGGTGAACAACAGCTGCAACATGGGGACGAATGCTCCAGAGAAAACGAGGGCGGCAACCAGCAGAGCGAACAACCAGAACATCAGAGCCTCCAATCGGCGTCGCACGCCTGCTGGAACGCCTGCCAGTCAGCTTCCCGTTGGTCGGCTAGGAGTTGGTCGTCGATGCCTTCTCGCCACTCGTGATAGGCGAGCTCGCGGGACTCGAGAATCGAATCGGAGTCATCCATGGGTACAGCCTCAATATCGGTGTCATTGCGAGCACAGCGCTCGATTCAGCCGCTCACAGGGTGAGAAGCATCGGGAGGGCAGTGGTCAGTAATCGCTCTGTGACAGGTGCCAGGCGTCGATGGGAGCCACGCACTTCTCCGTGCACTCGCGTGCGTACTCAAGCTCCGCAAGCGCGGCCTGCAGGTTGACCAGCATGTCGCCGAACGCATCGGACCCGAGCGCCGCGTCGACTTCGCTGAGGGTCTTCAGGACGTCCCGAGCCGCTGCCTTGGCATCGTGCAGCGCGTTGCACACGTCCTCGAACCCGGCCGGTTGCACGCCGTATTGCTTGCCCATGTCGTTCACCACCGAAGCTTCGTGGGGATGGTGGCGTAGACGCGCTCGCACACGTTCTCGAGTTTCATGGCCTTGACGATGTCACCGCTAAGTCGAGCCTTGCGAGCCTCGATCTGCGTGCGGGCGTAGGCGCGCACGTCCAGGTGCAGTGCAGGGTGCAGAGCGGCTTCGGCAAGCTCGGAGTCGGTCATGCCGTCAAGGTTGATCGGACCAAGCTGAATACCTTCGTGGAACGTGGGCAGGGTCATGGGGGGAACTCCAGTATCGGTGTCATTGCGAGCTTGAGCGCTCGAGTAAGCCCCCGTGGCAGGGAGGGGCTACCTCGAAGTCTCAGCTCAGACTTCGTTCGCGAGGCTGAAGCTGATCTGCGCAGCGAAGCTCGCTTCGAATTCGGCCAGCTCGGCACAGGTCACCATGCGCCCAAGGACCTTGGTCTCCAGCCAGCTCACGTCCGCGATGCTCGGTCGGCTCGGCAGGTGGCCAGAGACAGCCCACTTGGTAGCGCAGATGCGGGCGGCGGCGGCAATCGGGAGGGTGTTCGTCGTGGTGGTCATGGTGTCAGCTCCAGCGGTGTCATTGCCTAGCTGCGGGCTAGGTCCGGGGTGGCTGGCTCATCTCGCCAACCACAAGATAAGAATAGCAAAAGCCCTGTTTGGCGTCTGTCGTTCAGCACACTGTGTAGTGCGAATGTCAGCAGGGCTCAGGCCGAGCTCGCAGGCAGCGAGCGGCTAGCGCCGTGTCAAGACTGACACACCCTCGCAGCTCACCGAACCTAGCCTAGTTAGGGGGGCGCAACCAGCGGTTGGCACCTCTATGGCTGGAGGTAGAATTCGGCTAGGCGAGGTTGACAGGGCGCGTGTCACCGTGAGCTGGGAGAGCCGCACCCCTGAGCCGTGCGCCACCCATTCACTAGACACACCGCTATTTCTCTAGACGCCGCCGTCTGAGTGTCTGCAGACCTGACGTGTTGTATATATAGAATCGACCGCGGTCGAATCTATTGCCTATATACGAATCACCACCAGCATACACCCCGTATATATGCAATAGTTTATCTGCCAGGGGGTACACCCTTGCAATCATCAGGCGGTGGGGGCGAAGGGGACCCATGTGCTCGGGCTGTGGATCTTGAGGCAAGCTTGCCTGCGGAGCGGGCGAGCTGGTAGGCTAGCCCGTGAGTCACGGCGGCGGGCCTCGCTCTCATCGTCCCCCCAGGGTCGTGGGTCTGGGCCTGCTGCCCGACTCCCCAAGGTGTGCGAGTAGGAAGATTCCGGCTAGCCGAACTCTTCCCTTCCCAAGCTCTCCGGTGCGACCAGCGGGAGCACGCTCTCCTCCGGGAGGCCTTCTCGGCTAGCTAGCAGGATCGCACGCGCGAGACCCAGATTTAGCCTCCTCTCACTGTGTACGTGCAAGTCTCTTCCTACATGGCACGGAAACATAGTTAGGAGGCTCTCGTGAGCAACGAACAGCCGACACCAAAGGAGCGCGAGCTATGGGCCTTTGCCGCTGGCAAGCGAGAGGGACGCTGGGAGGCAGCCATTGCGCTTGCCGAGTACACCGCCAAGCACCCCGGACGCCGGCCAGGGGAACTCGTGGTCTACCTGCAGCGCTGGGCAGACGGTGAAGAAGAAGACCCCCCTGCAAGCCCATAGGTTCTTCTCTCACCTGCCTCCCACCTTCCGGGCTCAGGTCAGGGCCATGAGTGACGGAGACTGCTGGCTCTGGCTCGGAGAGCTACGGGAGGATGGGTATGGGAAGGCTCCTCGGAATCAGCCCGCGCACCGCTGGAGCTGGGTGCTGCACAACGGGCCTCTGTCACCCGAGACCAGGGTAGATCACACCTGTGGCAATCGGGCTTGCGTGAATCCTGGGCATCTCGTAGTCGTCAGGGCATGACGGACAAGCCAGAGGCTCCCGAGGAGCCCGACTACAAGAAGATCGGCCTGCAGCTCACGAAGGATGTGAACCGGCTGCTCGAGACCTGCCAGACGCACGGGCGCCGCATCTCCGCGCTCGAGGTGGAGAACGCGCAGCTACGGGTCGAGATAGCCCGCCTGCGATGAAGCTCTGGTGCTTCAGGCACGGCGACAACCCGAGGTGCAACCTGGCCAAGACCGCCAAGGCTGCCGGCCTGCGGCTCGTGGCAGAGCGACCAGGCGACCGGGACAACGTGGTCATCATGAGCGAGAGCGACGTCCAGCAGGACCACACGGTCATCTTCATGAGCGGCACCGAGGACCAGGGCTGGCTGACGGACATGGTCCGGTTCATGTGGCGATAGCCGCCAAGCTTGCCTGCACCCTCTGGGGCTCGCTAGGGTCTGGGGATGACTCACCCGCTGTTCCCTTCGCTGCTGCTTCTCATGATGGCTGCCGTCGTCGGGGCGCACGAGCTGCACCGCGCAGTAGACCGCTTGGAGCGCATCGCTGCCGCGCTCGAGCACCCGCCAGCTTGTGAGGGTAAGCCATGAGCTTGCAGGACGACCTCGACCAGGCGCTCGATCTCAGCAACCGCATTGCCGTCCTGCTGCGTGACGCCGACATACCGCCCTCCGAGGAGAGCACCGCTGCGCTGATGCTGCTCGCTGCTGCTAACTCGCTCTACGCGCGCACCCGTCCCATGCCGCCCGAGAAGTTCCTCCAGCTCGCCGCTGGCGCCTATTCCATCGCCTCGGCCTCGCGCCACGCCTACGTGCCCGAAAAGGGGCCGAAGCAGTGAGCGACCAGGAGCGGCTCGACAGGCTCACGGAGCTGGCTCGGTTGGTGTACGGCCCCGAGGCCGTGCTGCACTGCTACTGCGAGCCAGAGATCGCGTGGTCGGTGCGAGTTGGCGAGAGCATCAAGCTGTTTGTCGACGGCGTCAATAGCAAGGGCGCGCTCGAGGCGGCACTGCTTGTGCTGGCTGGCGACCGGGAGGCGCGCAGGGGGCCGAGCGAAGAGATGTTCAACGATGCGATGCGGCGCTGCATGGAGCTCGAAGGCCGGCTCGGCAATCTCGAGTTGCTGGCGCAGGAGTGGGAGGAACACGGAAAGCTTCGCTGCGACCTTCGCGCGGCAGCCGCGCAACTAGAGTGTGCGAGGGAGCTTCGCCAGCGCGCCAAGTCGACATACTAGAGGTTCTGCGAAGTCGTCGGCGCTTACACGAGGGGGGACACATGCTTGATGAGCAGATGCGGCAATGGTGGGAAGGCGACATCATCGGAGACCGCGACGTGCCCGACCAGGGCCTTTGCGTGCTCCGACGCTTCATCTTCACAACGGGTCTATGCACGCGGGTGAGCATCGACGCGCTCTCTTGCGACTATGCCGCGCGCTACTGCTACCCGAGCCTCAGCGACGCGCGCCACGCACTCGCCGAGTGGGACGGCGTAGGCGATCCGCCCGGCGCGTGGATCAAAGAGAAGGTGAGCGGGCGCCTCGGGCCGGGCGCGCAAGTGAGTGACGAGGAGCGCGCGCTACACGAGCGAATCCGACTCGCACGCGCCGCGCATGCCGGCGAGTAGCTCGGTTACCAGAATGGATGTTTTGCGCACTCGGGAGGACAACGCCATGAAGAGCGCCGACATTGAGAAGCTGTTGGAGCAGAACCACGACAAGAAAGGCGAGCCACTGCATGGCCTTTTCACGGCGCTCAAGGACGCTTTAGCCAGGGCCGAGAAGGCCGAGGCGCGCATCGCCGAGCTCGAGGCGAAGCTCGAGGCCGTGCGCGGGTTGGCTGAGAGATGGGAGGAAGGGGCCGACGCACGCCTCGTGCCAGAACGCGAAGCTCAGTGGCTTCGCCTATGCGCCGCCGAGCTACGCGAGCGCGCCAAGGAGGGCACGTGCGAGTGACCGACGAAATGCGCGACGTCGTGTTCCGGCTCCTCATGGACGCCGGCAACACTGTGTTCCGCCAGGACGTGCGCGCCGCTCTCGAGACGGCCCTCGCCGACGTGCCTGAGCCGAACGACCAGGCCGAAGTCATCGCCGACGGGTACGCCGGCATGGTGCGCCAGCAGCAAGAGCGCATCGCCGAGCTCGAGGCGCAGCTTGCGGCCGAGCGACTCAAGACCGAGGGCTGGCAGCGCGCGTGTCACCTCGCCGACGAGCGTGTCACCGCGCGCGAGGCCGAGTTGACTATCGTGATAGCCGAGTACCGCGAATTCGAGGCGCAGCTCGCGGCCGTGCGCGGGCTGGCCGATGAGTGGGGGCAAGGCGCCGAGGTCCAGCCTGAGTGGCGCGGACGCGATGCGCGCGAGGCGTTCGGGGTATGCGCCGCCGAGCTGCGCGCGCGCCTCGAGTCTAGTGCGCGCTAACCCAAACCCTTAGCGAGCACGAGGGCTACATCGCGCGACGTCGCTGCTGGTTCTGCCGCTGCGCTCCAAGCGCCGCCATCATCGCGCTTTGCCGGCCGGGCGAGGTCGCAGCTTCCGGGCGCGGCGGCTGCGCAGGGGCCATCGCCGCCTGGTTCTGCGCCATCATGTTCGCATAGCCGCCCATCTGCGGCCCCACGGGCGACTGCGGGGGCTGCGCCGCGCGCTGCTGGTTCATCATGCTCGCGTACTGGTTCGCAGCCGGTGGCGGGGCTGCAGGTGGCTGCTGCATCTGGCCCCATTGCCCAGCCTGGGCGGGGTTCTGCGAGAAGCGCGGATCTTCGTCCTGAGGGCGCGTGCGGTTCTGCATCGCGCTCGCGTTCATGCGCTGCATGAAGGGGTTATTGCCTGCAAATTGGCTCATCGTGTCCTCCTACCGGGCGAGCTCGCGCCCGCGCTCTTGAATGGCTTGGAGCAGGCGCAGGCCCGGATCGTTCTTGATGCCGAAGTGAAGGTGCCCGGCGCATCCACGGAACACGCTCGCCTGCTCGTCGGTCAGCTTGGTCGAGAGGAGCTTGCCGGCAGCGTCCTCGGGTACGCGCATAGGAAGCCCATAGAGCGCGCATAGAGCTTCATTGAGTCGCACGCTCGCTTCAATCTGCGCGGGCAAGAGGTTGTCGTAGCGCACCCGGTGGCCGTGGATGGTGTCGGTGACGCGCTCGCGCTCCCAGCCCTTGGCGGGCTTGCTCAAATCGGACCCGCGTCCAATGTGCTCGATGCCGATCGAGAACGCGTTCGCGCCAGGCGTGTGCACGCACTTGAGCTCGGTGTCCGCAAGTTGGTAGATGAGGCCCATCTGGTCGATCGCGAAGTGGACGCTCAAAGGCTCCGCGATCTTGTAGACGTTCGTGTGGTTGAGCATGTTCGCGTACATGTTCACCGGGGCGTTCTCCGCGCCGGTCCAGTGCTGCACGATCACGCGTCCGTGCGTGCGGTTGCGTCCGTGGAACTGCCAGCCGGTGGTTTCCCACGTCTGCACGGGGAACGGCACCTGCACGCGCGAGCCGCGGCAGATGATGTGCCCGCCCTCGCGCGGCTTCTGCGGCTCACGCACGCGGCGCTCTGCGGCGCTTCAGGGGAATGCCGAACAGACGCGGGTTGCCCTTCTCATCACGGCTGAACAGCGGCACGCCCGCGAGGCTCACGAGATCGACCTCATCGTGCAGGTCGTTGCGCCGCACGTTCACAAGCACGGCGACGCCTGCGACCACGCCCGCCACCTTCTTCGCTTTGTCCTCGAGCCCCATCGCCGCACCTCCTAGCCGCAGAACTGCACATACCCTGCGATGCCAAGCACAAGAGCGATGGTAAGTAGGGTCGAAGCGGTCAGCGCCAAAAGCGTCTCGGGCTCAGGGCGCTGCATCATCCCTGCGGCGGCACCTTCGGAACCGCAGTCGGCTTGGGCAGCGGTTTCAGGCCGCCGAGCTCTTCGACCTGGTGCTCGAGCATGCTGCCGCGCGCGATGTACGTCGTGTTGTCGGGCAGGCTCGCACGCATCTTCGCGTAGGTCGCATCCACCACCATCGACTTCTGGTTCGCGTCGAGCTTCTTGAGCGCGCGCGGCGCGAGGCTCTCGGCTGCTTCGATGGCGACCTGCTTCTTCGCGACCCCCGTGACGTTGACGTTTCGGAAGCGCTCGGCTGCGTAGGCGACGCCCTGCTCGATGGCCCACGTCGCTTTCGCGCGCTGGTCCTCGCTCACCTTCACGTTGAGCCAGCGCGCCACCAGCCCTGACAGCACGGTGACGGCGCCGGCTGCGACGGTGTGGATGATCTGGGTCCAGTCCATTACGGCTTTTCTTCGTCGAGCAGCTCGGGCCGTTGGCCGCGCACGTACTCGCGCACCTTCTTGGCCTGCTCGGGGTCGAGCTGCTTGAGCACGTGCTGAAGCGCGCGCTTGCGATCGTGCTTCAGGCCGCCCGACGTCTGCCGCTGCTGTTGTTGCTGCGGGTAGACCGGCATCGGCGTCTCGTTCGGGTCCGCGGGCGCGCGGTCGGTGATGTACACGCCTTCCACGTTGCAGTACCCCTCGCCGAAGAAGTCCGGGCAGTAGCCGTTGAACGCGTCGGCGCCATCGTGCCCCCAGACCACGCGCATCGGGAACATGTCGAGCCACATCACGTCATCGTCCAGCTGCAGCGCCGTGCCCGGCAGCGGCTTGTCGTAGCCAGGGTAGAGGCCCTCGCACTCGGCGCGCAGCTCGAGCACGCGCGTCTGACTCACATTCAGTCGATCCATGTTGACCTCCGATTCACCAGGCGAAACCACGAGAGTAGATGTTCGACAGCACAGGCGAGCCTGTGCGCGTGAAGCCATTGCCGCCAGCGCGGTTGGTGAGCGTCGCCGGAAGCGCGCCACCGCCCCCCGCAACGTCCGCCGTCAGGTCGATGAGCGACGTCGTGGTGACCCCCGGCATCGCCTGCATGCTCTCGTTCGTCGCCACCGCATCGAACAGCGCTTGGACGTTGGCAAGCGTCGGCGTGCCCGTGCCCTGCGCGAACCCAAGGTGCGTCCGCGTGCCGACCGCGCTCGCCGGGTCGCGTGGCGAGCGGCCGAGGCCGATCTTGGTGCCTGCAGGCGGCGGCGCGTACGCGGTGCGCGTGACGCCCGTCGACACCTCGAGCCGCTTTGCGTACGTGCGCTGCTTCAGGTTCGCCTGGTCCCACACGCCGACAATCAGGTTGATGCGGTCGAGTGTGACCACCGCAGTCCCCGAGGTCGTGTAGGCAGTGCCGTCGCCCATGAACCACGCGAGCGTCGCGCTGTTGGCGCTCGGGCGCAGGTCCCAACCCGTGCTGCCCGACGCCGCGCCCGCGATAATGGCGGTTGCCTGCGTGAGCGTCGGCAAGTACCCAAGCCACGCAAACCACCACCCGAGCGCGTTGCTCGCGTCATCGTCGACCGAGACAAAGTAGTTGGCGCTCGTGAGCGTGTCGGCGCCGCGGAACACGGGCGTGGTCTCGTAGCTGAACAGCTTGGGCGTCGCGGGATCCAGGATGCGCACGGGCAACGCGCCCGCGCCGACCCGCGTGTTCGCGTCCGCCGCCGCAGCCGTCACCGTGTCCGGCAGCGTCGCGGGCGCGTTCTGCGCCTCGCTGACCGCCACGTTCGCCGCAGCCAGCGTCGACTTGACGCTCCATCGGTGGGTCACCGTCGCGCCGCCGATGGTCGTCGGGATGTCGCCGAGCGTGCGCGCCGCGTCGTAGAACGCCTCGAGCTGCGCCGTCGTGGGCATGCCCTGAAACGACAGCTCCCCAAGGATCTGAAACGCCGACGCAGGCGCCGCGCTGTAGCTCATGCCGAGCATCTGCGCGACCGCTGCCGCCTGGTACGAAGCGGCGGCTGCGCCCGTTCCGATCTCCTTTCGGTCCACCCACAGCCGGTCGACCGTCGTGTCTTTGATGCCGATGACCAGCGAGACGCGGTTGATCTCGGTGCTGGTCCACGTGCGCGAAGGCGAGTTGGCAAGCCCGCCGCCCGACAGCGCCGTGTAGAAGTTCATGACCGCCGTGCTGCCCACGTACATCTGCCAGCCCGCGTAGGCCGTGGTGCTCTTGTGCGCGAGCATGTTCGCGGCGACCGGCAGCGACGTCATGCGCACGAGCATCGCGATGCCAAAGGGCACTACCCCCGCTTCGCCGCCCGTCGCCTGCGTCGCGTAGTAGTTGGCCGCGGTGTACCCGCTGATCGCGTACATCTTGGTCGCGTCGAACGTGGGCACGTACGGCACGTCAGTCAGCGACCCGACCGTGGTGCCAAGGCGCGTCCCGAGCCGCGTGCCGAGCGCCGTGACCACTTAGACCCCCTGCGCCGCGCGGATGATCAGCGTGCCCGTGCCCGAAGTCGCCGTGTAGCGGATGCGCGCGAGGTTGCCGGGCACGTTGATCCAGTTCCACACGGCCGATCCTGCGCCACCTGCCGGCTGCGCCTGCGAGTTCGCGGTGAACTCGGCCGCGGCCCCCGGCACCGTGACCCACGTCGCGCCATCGAACGCGCACTCGAGCGAAAACACGCCCGTCGGCGTGCCGGTCCAGCTGGCCATGATCGACAGACGCGAACTCTTGACCGGGAACGGCCCAAAAATACGCGTCGCGGCGAGGTTGCCGGCGACCCCTGAGTCTCCGAGCGGACGCGCTGTCGTAGCTTGCATGATGATTCCCCCTACTCTTGCTCGTTGAGGCCGCGTAGCTCGCGCTCGACCCGCCGAGCGTATGCCGGATAGCGCTGCCGCAGCCGAAAATCAGCCGCGTTGATGGCCGCCTGGTCGCCGCTCACCACCGCCTTCGTGAGCGCGGCTTCGTCGGCTTCAGACAGGCCCGTGTTGCCCGTGGAGAGCGTCGCACTCAGCGCGTAGTTCATCGCCGGGGCGTCGGCGTAGGCGGTCTGATCGCGCGCGAGCTCGCGGTCCTGCGCGTTGGCTTTGCTGCCGGTGATGCCGGGCGGCAGAAGCTCGCTCGCGAGCTCGGTCGCGCCCGTCACCCGGCGCGCTGCGTCGAGATTCGGGATGAGCTGGCTCGCTGGCGCTCCGCGCGCCTCGGCCTGCGCTGCGCGGAACCCTTGGAGCAGCCCGCGTGTCGCCCGCGCCGCGCTCGGGATGCCTGGGATGGGCGCGTACTGCGCGACCCCGAGGATCGCGTCGCCGACGCGTCCCTTTACGCTGCTTGGCGCGGCGGCAGCCTGGCGCTCGAGCGCCACCGTCTCGCGCACGCCCGCCTTGGCCACCTCTTCCGGGGGCAGCTGAGGCGCTCTCGGGGCGCCTAGCGCCTCGAGCTCCCCGAGGTCGTAGTTGCGCACGGTCTGGCGACCGGGCGGCACGACGGGCGGCTGAGGGGGCGGCGCTTCGGGGCGCGGCATCGCCACGCGCGGGCCTGCACGCCTGCCTTCGGCGGCGAGCTGGGCGAGTTCCTTCTCAAGCTGCTGCGAGGGGGTGCGCGCGAGCAGCTTGCCGACGCTCGAGCCGAGCACGCCGCCCGCCACGCCAGACGCCGCGCCGATCCCCGTGTTGGCTGCGACGGTGGACAGCGGCATGTCGTCGCCGACTGAGCTCGCCGCGCTCTGTGCGCCCTGGAGCCCGCCCTGCAGCAGCCCCTGGGCGACGACGCCGCCGCCTGCGGGCAGCATCGCGCTCGTAAGCAGCCCCGTGGACGCCTGCCCGGCGCCGTGAGCGACGGGGTATGCGCGCGTCTTGGCAGCCATCATGCTCTTGGCCATCTCGCGCTGTTCTTCGAGCGAGCCGCCGCCGTTCAGGCCGAGCTTGTGGTTGGTGAGCGCGAGGAGTTCGTCCATCCAGTTGAGCGTGGAGCCCTGCGCGAAGCTGGTCGCGCTGTCGGCGATCTCGTCCGTGAGGCTCGGCGGCTTCGGCGTGCGCTCCTCGCGCCCTGGCGTCGGCTTGGGGCCCGGAGTCTCCGGCAACTCTTCAGCGGTGGCGACGGCGAGCGTCGTCTCCTCATCGTCCTCGTCGGGCCGCTTGGTCGCGCGCCGCTTGGCCACGATGGCGCCCGAACGAATGCCGTACGGGTCATCGGCAGCGGGGCCGTGACGCGGCACGATGCCGCCTGAGCGAATCCCGTACGGGTCGTTGTCGGCCATGGCCTAGTTCCCCTTCCAGCCGCCCAGGATCGTCTCGTAGTCCGCGCGGTGCGCATCGAGCAAACTCGCTGAGTCCTGCAGGTGCTGCGTGATGGTGTCGCTCGAGTTGAATGGCGCCCACGAGCCTTCTGGTAGCCCGATCTCCGTCGCGATGCGCTCCCACTCGCTGCCAGTGACAGCCGAGCCCGAGCGGTCTTTGACCAGCGCGTTGATCACGCGGCGCACCTTGGCTGCGCGCTGCTGGTCGCCGGGGTCGGTGAGAAACTTGTTCACGGCGCCTGCGAACCCCTGCGTCGACCACTGCGCGAACGCGGCCTTGCTGTCCTCGCTCATCTCGCCCCACGACTGCATCGCCATCGAGAGCGGTATGGCCGAAGCCTTCCAGCTGTGCTCCCACTTCTCGGCCTTGGCGAGGTCGTTGCGCGCGAGTTCAATAGACTGCCGCACCGCGTTCTCGCGCTTGGCTTCCTTCTGCGTCTCAAACGTCGTGAACCCGCGGATGATGGAATCGCGCGTCCTCTGGTTCCCGAGCCCCGCGAGCATACCCGGCAAGAACTTGCCGACGTGGTCCTTCTGCTCGGGCGTCAGGCCGCTCAGGTCTCCCTGCACGATGCGCATGCCCTGCTCTTTGCTGATGCCCTGCATCGAGCGCGCAAGGACTGAGCCCTGCAGCTCTAGTTCCTTCGCCTGCGCGACAGGGTCAGCCGGGTCAGGCAGCTTGCTCCGCGCGTTCGCGTAGGTCTGCGCGATCTGCAGCTGGTTCGCGTTGTTCATCAGGCCGCGCTCGGTCATGCCCTTGTCGCGCATCTCGGCAGTCGCCGCGCCCGCGTTGATGTCCCACACCTTCTTCGTGAGGCCCATCTGCTGGCCCTCGCCGCGCAGCCCCTGCGAGTAGCCGCCGTTCTGAAACGCTTTGACGATCGGGTCGTTCATGCGCAGCTGCACGGCCTCTTCCGGCGAGATGCCGAGGTCGCTCGCGGCGATGGCCTGAGCGAGGCCCTTGCTCACGCGCTGCTCGCTGCGGTCGCGCTCGCGCGCCTCGTAGAGACTCTTCTCGTAGCCCTCGCTGAGCTTGCGCTCGTGGTCCGAGAACCGCCGCCCCTCCTCGGGTCCGCCGAGCAGCGTGGCGATCGCCGAACGCATGCGGATGTCGCTGTCGGGCGCGCGCTCGTGGTTGGCGAGAAAGTCGTCTTCCCACCGCGAGGTGGGCGTCGCCTCGCCGTAGAGCTCCGCGGCGCGAGCGCTGGCCGTGTCGCGCTCACTCAGCGGGTGCTTGTACCCCATCAGGTCGGGATTGGGGCCGCCCTCGTTCATCGTCACGTCGGCGACGTTGCGCCAGTCGCGCGGCCCCTCTTGCCGCAGACGCGAGAGCTCCTCCACGGGGTCAAAGCTCAGAGAGAGCTTGCCGGGTGACAGCCCCGCTGCGTTCTCGTCTGCGCTCTCACGAATGCCGCGCGCGGGCGGCGTCTCGCGCTCGTCGACCGTGTCAGCGGCGACGTCCTGCGGGTCGGGCTCGTCCTCGTACGGGTTGGTGGCCACCGTGCGGGGCAACAGCAGCTCGTCGAGCGCGCTTGCCTCTTGCCGCTGCACAAGCTCGGGCTCCACGTAGTCGGTGCCGCCAGGAGGTCGCGGAGACTCGGGCCAGGGCTCATCCGCGCGCGCACGGGCCGCCTCGATGTCAGCGGCCGTGATCTCCTCCTTGCTCATGACGCCGAGGTTCGGGTACGCGACGGGCGGGCCGAACTCCTGCTCGAGCAGCGCGCGGCGCTCCTCTTCGTCGGGGTCCTGGTAGTACGTAGAGAGCGGAAGCCGAGCCATCAGTAACTCCCGCGTCTGAGCTGTTCGCTGTAGTTGCCGAGGTTGAAGCCGCCCACGGCTCCCGTGTTCTGCGGCGTGCCGGCGCTCGCACCAGCCCCGCCCAGGTTGAGCTGCGAAGCGAAGTTGCCGAGGTTGTAGGCGCTGCCGCCGCCAGCTGCCGCCGCGCCGCCCGCTGCCCCAGCGGCACCACCGGCAGCGCCCGCGCCGCCGCCCGATGCGCCAAGGCCGAACATTGCGAAGCTGCCGACGGCGTTGCCGCCTGTGCGAAGCGCCTCTGCCTGCTGCGCGTTGCGCGCTGCCTGCGCCTGCAGCGCCTGGTTGTTCGCGTCGGTGGCCATGCCCGTCAGCCCCGCGTTGTAGTTGGCCTGCGCGCCGTTGAACTGGTCGCTCGTGGTTGCGCCGGTCTGATACGCCTGCCTCGCCGCTGCCGCGTTGTCGGCGACGTCGCCGCCGAACAGCGTGCTGGCAGCGCTCGCGTTCCGGTTCGCGTCGTTGATCCCCACGGTCGTTCGATTGTTCATCGCCTGCTGGTAGGCGTTCTGCCTAAAGCTGGTGTTGGCGCCGGTCGCCGCGTTCACTGCCGCCTGGTTGAGAACCGAGAACTGGTCGGCCGAGCCCGCCCGGAACTGGTCTTCCTGGGCCGAGCTCGTCCGCGCCTGGTTCGCAATCTGCGCCTGCAGCCCGAGCGCCGACTGCGTCGCTTCGCGTCCGCCCATCTGCTCCTGGTACTGCTGGTTGCGCATCTGGGTCTGCAAGTCCGTCTGCTGCGAGAGTGCGTTGAGCATGCGCTGGTCGAGGTAGCTCTGCTCCTGCATCCCCTGCCCGCGCGACGTCGAGGCAATTCCGGCCGCCTGCAGCGCTTGCTCGCGTGCCGACTCGTTCAGGAACGTCTGCTCCTGAATGTTGGCGCCGCGCATCGCGTTGGCGACGCTCGAGGCCGCCCCGAGACCCGTGGTGGCGCGCTGGTTCAAAAGCGACTGCTCGTCGGTGGTCTGCCCGCGCATGTTGCTCGCGAGCCCAGCGGCCGAGTTGATGGCGCCGAGCCTGCGCTCCTCGAGCGCCGCAGCCGTCTGCAGGTCGGCGAGGCTGTTGCGTCCCGCTGCTGCTTGCCGGTCGCCCGAGAGCGCGAGCAGCTCCATGCCGCTACCGGTCAGCCCGCGCTCGGCGTAGTCGCTCATATCGGCTTCACGCTGCCCACGCAGCCAGCTTTCCTGGTCCGCACGCTGGGCCTGACGCGCGGCGCGCTCCATCGTGTCGGCGCCGCCGCCCGCGATGATTCCCTGCAGGTTGCCGTATTGTTCGCCCTGGCGCCCGCTCGTGTCGAACGTGAGGGAGTTGGGTCCAGTGTTGCTCCCGAACGCCATCGCCTGGTTCATCACGGCGCGCTGGTCAGCGTCGCCCGAGAACTGCGGCGCCTGCACGCCGAGAAGCTGCCGCATCATCGCGTCTTGCTGCGCGCCCCCCATGAACTGGGGCGCACCCTGCCCCGCTTGCACCCCGGCCCACTGGTTCGAGAGCGCTTGCTGCGCGCCCGAGCCCTGAAACTGCAGCGGCGAGTTCGCAAGGCCCGCCGCCGAGTTCATCGCGCCGTACTGCGCGACCTGCGCCATGGGGTCGCTCTGCGCCTGGCTGCCGGCCGACAACCCGAGCAGCGCCGCCTGCTGCTGGAACGCCGGGTCGAGCCACGCCATGTCATTGCCGAAGCGCGTATCGCGCGCGGCGTTCTGCTGGAACGTCGCCAGCTGCTCAGGGCTCATGCCGTACGTCGGATCGGCCGCTGCGCGCTGCTGCTCGGCCATCTGCCCAGCCGTCTCGAACAGGTTGCCGCCCGACAGCGCGCCGAACGCCGCCGCCGCCTGCTCCTGGAGCGCCAGCTCCTCGGGCGTCGGGCCGACAGGCGGCGCGCTAAAACCCTTCTTGAAACCGGCCATGGCTGCCCCTCCTTACTTCTTGTTCCGGGCGTAGAACTTGAGTCCCTCGCCCCGGTTGATCGACGCGGTCAGATCTTCGGGCGTCCAGCCGTTGCCGATCGCCTTCTGGAACGAGGCGTACGCGAACGGGTCGTCCTGCAGACCCTTGCCGCCGAACTTGTCGATCCACGCCCTTTCGAGCTCGGCGGTGACCCCGATGCCGGCCGCCTCTGGGTGCCCCGCGATGTAGGACTGCTTCTTCCGCTGCGCGTCGTCGCCTCCCACCTTACGCGTTGGCGTCGCGACCTCATACATCGGCCTTTGCTCGAGCGCGCGCTGCTGCGCAACGCGGGCCTCGGGCGTGCCGAACATCGCGTTTTGCTGCCGCTGCTGAAGCGCCTTGGTCGCGGCGGCGTTCGGGCGCGTGCTCATCGTGCTGTCGGGGTTGCTCCCCATCAGCATGCTCTCGAGGTAGCTGCGCGCCACGGGGCTCTGCGTGCGCTGCATGGGCGGCACGAGCTGGCTTGCGTACATCGGCTCGTAGTCGAGGCTGTCGAACAGGGCGAGATTCGCCTTACGCTGCCGCTCGGTCGCCTTGATGTTCTTTTTGGTCCTCTCGCCTTCGCCCCAGGCTCCGAAAACGTCGCCAACAATATTTCCCGAGTTTCCCATGGCTCACTCCAGCACTAAAAAGTCGAGATCGTAGAACGTGTTCGCCGTGAGCCCGCTCGGCTCGTAGACGTAGAGCGTGCCCGTGTCCTGCGTGAAGTTCAGGCGCGTCACGACGCTCAGATCCTTGCCCGGGTCTGATGTCTCGCGCACGCGCACCAGCAACACGCCGTACGGGGTCGAGCCCTGCGGCGACGTCGAGCCCACGGGGATCTTGTTGGTGGTGGCGCCGGTCGCGGCGTAGCGCGTCACGCTCGCGCGGTGCCCGACTACGCGCTCACCGAGCGCCCGGTTGGTGGCCTCGGCGTTCGTGGTCAGCATCGGGGCGAGCTGCCCGAGGTTGTTCACGTTGAAGGTGATGAACGGCAGCGTTGTAGCCATCAGGTCGCCCCCGTTCCGTGCGTCGGCCGCTTGTTGGTGACGTTCTCGCGGGACTCGGCGCCCATCAACTCGAGCACGAACGAGCCGCTGGTGACGTTGAGGCCGAGCTCCACAAACAGCATGAACGATCGGGCCATCGCGCGGGGGATGGGATGCCTGAGCAGCGTCCCGAGCGGCAGCTGCACCGTGGAGGGAACGGGCGCCTCGATGGTCTCGGCGATCGTACTTGTCACCATGGCTTCGGAGCTCGAGAACGTCGCCGTAATCGCCCCCGTTCCCGAGATTCCGGTCAGTTGGGACAGTCCAACCACAATGTGTGACCACAGTTTGCCCACAAGCGCCGGATCGCTGAACGCGTGGGGGCTGATCCGCGCCATCACGAACCCCCTCGTGGTGCTGGGCGTCAGCAGGCTGTCTGAGGTGAGCGCAAGCGGCTGGCCCTCGCCATCGGTCGTCAGCGCCACGGGCGTCGAGAAGCCGAAGCTGTAGGTGGTGAAGCCCTCGCGCGGCATCGAGTAGATGAGCACCTGACCGCCAAAGCTCGGGGCCGTGGTGCCAAGCAGCAGCCAGTATTCCCCGTTGGCGTCGTCAGCGGCGCCCGTGGTCCCCGAGAGACCGGGCATCAGGTACAGGCCGCTCGCCTTCGCGGCGGTGCGGATCTGATTGACGATGGGCGCGACTTCGGTCTGGATCGGGCGGCTGACGACGGTGACGCCGCCGTTCTCGTCGACTGCAACGAGCCCGAGGTTCGTCAGCGCGAAGACCGTGTTCTTGAGGCGCCGAATGGAGCCCGGCAGGATGCAGACGCACGTCGTGTCGAGCGGGTAGATGGCGAAGTTCTTCGCGGTGTCCCCGGTCAGCATGAAGAGGCCGTCTTCCTTGAAGATCAACAGCCGGTCGCGCGTGGCCACGAGGCCGAGGATGGCGCGGCCCGTGTCGCCGACGCGCGCGAAGTTCTTCGGCGGCACGTGCTCGGGCTCGTCGGGCTCAGACCAGGCGAGGCCATTCGGAATGACGTCCTGCGTGCTCGACGTGGGCGTCGCGGCGTTGCCGGCCGCCAGCACAGGGCTGTATTCCTCGGGGTGCGTCGCGCGCAGCAGGAGCGGCCCCGTGCCCCGGTGCGCAGTCTCGAGCACCATCGTCACGTCGTAGCCAGGCGCGGCCGGCGTCAGCTCGTAGGCGGTGATCTGCCCGCTGCCCGCCTGATAGGAAGGCGGCGAGTCGGTCGCGACGTACGAGGGGCTCAGGCCATAGTCGGTCCCCGTCGTGGGCTCGGTGTAGAAGATGGAGTCGTAGAACGTCAGCGCGACGCCCGCAGCGGTGGCCGTCGCTGGCGTGCCGATGGTGACCGTAGAGCCGACGATGGCCGTCACCCTGCCCCCGACGCCCGTTCCCTGGACGGTCATGCCGACTTGTAGGCCGGTCGTACTGCTGACGCTCGTGATGCTCGTGCCACCGTTCGTGATGCTGCCCGTCGCCGAGCGCATCCCGAGGCCGGTCGCCGAGCCTGTGCGGTCGGCCGTCGCTGACCACTTCCAACTCACAATGATGCGGTGGGGGCCGTAGGTGTTGCCAAAGAACAAAGAGCCCCGGTAGCGCTCGAGGCACGCGGCGCCAGGCGGGCGGTCGGCAGCGTTCTCGATGCCGCCACGGCTCGGGCTCGTGTACAGCGTCACGCCGCGCGCCGAGTCGAGCACACGGTCGGTGAAGTAGTAAAAGAGGATGCCGCTCGTCAGCGTGAACTGAGACGCCTTGACCGTGGCGACCAGCTGCATCTCATCGTCAACCGCGCTGGTCGTCGGGAAGACGCGCGTTCGATAAATCTCGACCTCGTCCGGCGTCGGGAAGTAGGCGCCGAGGTTGCGCAGCACGAGAGTGACCATCGGCGTCGCGGCAACTCCGGCGCTGTTCGCGATCACGGCGCCCGAGGGGCGGCTGCGGATGATGAGGCCGTTGGGGTCCGTGTACTTCGCGACAACACGGTAGGCCACTTGCTGGTTTGCTGCGAGCAACAGCGGCGTGCCGGTCGTGACCATCGAGGGCTTGACGTAGATGGGCGCCTGGTTCGGGAGCAGACCCGTCGGGCGCAGGGCCGTGTCGCTCGTGCTCGTGACCTTGTAGACGCCCTGCTTGCTGGCGACGTAGAGGTTGCCGCGCGCCTCCTTCGCGCTGACGATGTCGGCGCGCACGGCGGGCGTCGCAATCGGATAGGCAACGGTTGCCTCGGTCGGCGAGTACACGACGTTGCTCGTGCCGAGGTAGTAGAGCGACCCCCTGAAGGGGAACGCCCCGAGGTAGCTTCGCGCCAGCGCTGTGCTGGTGAACGTCGGCCGACACTCGAGCGCGCCCTCTTTCCGAAGCGTCACGTTGTCCGCGACGCGCAGCGCGCCCTGCGCGGACGCAGCCTCGCCCGTCGCCGTCACCAGGCCGATGAACCCGGCTTTCGTGTCCATCGGCATCAGCTCACCACCGACCGAGCTTGAGGCGCAGATGGCTGTAGGGGTTCACGGCGCGCGGCTTATCGCGCTTGCTGCGCGGGGTCAGCATCTGGATCACACGCGAGAGCTCGATGGACGCCGACTGCTCGGCCGCCTGCATGCCCGCCATGTCCCCCATGGTCCGCAGGATGTTGGCGGCGATCTTCTCGCTGATGCAGGTCCTGAGCTCCAGCGGATAGGACACGTATGGGCTCTGTCCCGCGCGCACGAGACGCGCGCCGTACTCGAGCGTCGCGCCGAACACGCTCACCGGCGCGTTGACGGTGACGCTCGAGCCCGTGGGGAAGGCGAGGATCTCGAGGCCGCTGGCAATGGGCGCGTAGGGGTAGTAGCCGCTGATCACGTCCATCAGGTCGCCAAAGCCGTAGTAGGTCGAGTGCGGGTAGCTCTCGGTGAGCGTGGTCGTGGTGCTGGTTGCCGCGGTCGCCGCGGAGACGTTGTTGATGCCGTAGGCGACGCCGTCGATGAGCAGCTCCGGGTGCCTGCGCTGGTAGGTGACGCGCAGCGTGCCGCCCTGGTTCGGCGTCGGGTAGAGGCGAATCCGCTCGCCCACCAGCGCGTAGCAAGCGGGCGTGCCCGTGCGGGTCGGCTGCGCCCAGGTGGCTTCCTCGGCCTGGTCGATGCGCGTAAGCCTGGTGTGCGCCTGCCCGCTGCTGTCGACGTAGGAGACGCCCTCGATGGTCGAGGCGATGGCGAGCGGCGGCACGGGCACCTCGTTCGCCGCGCCGTACGTGCCCGTGAGCATCAGCGCCGTGGTGATGGGCCGATCGATGCTCGACAGCAGCCGCCCGTCGCCCGCTTGCGACAGCGCCCAGCCGGCGAAGGACCAGAGCACGTCCGTGGCTTCACGCAGGATGACCGCGTCGGTCCAGTCGGTACTGGTCGCAGGCAGCGACGCCTTGCGGCGGACGTCGCTCAGGACGTCGGCGCTCGTCCACCGCAGGGCGTTGCGTTCTGACGGCACTCAGTCGAGCTCGGCGATGGCGCGACGCAGGTCGAGCAGCTGACTCTCGATGCTGGCGATGAGCGCGGACGGGTCGCGCTTCGGACGCGCAGCGCCCTCGCTGTCCTCGTCCTCGAGCAGACTCTCCTCTGACTCATCGTCTGGCGCGAGCGCCATCAGGATTCCTGGCTTGGTCGCCATCGGCGGCTCCTATCAGTCGGTGGTGTTGGTGATGCCGGTGAAGACGGTGACGAACTTCGGGTTCTGGCAGAAAGGCGCCTGGTCGGTGTACAGACGCATCTCGACGCCCGCCGCGTTCTCGAGCTCCCTGAACATCTTGCCGAACCCCGGCATCGTGTGGGTGAGGTCGGTGGCGCCGACGCGCATGCACAGGTCACGCGGCAGCCCGAGCGCGATGCCGCGCTTCATGTAGGGATGCGGCTTGAGGTACACCGTGCCCGCCTGCGACTTGAACGCGACGTCGTCGAAGCCGATCGTCAGCTTGCCGCTCGACTTGGTCGTGTGGCTGATGAGGGCCGTCTGGTCGTCGCAGACGTCTGCAAAAGTAGCCGGATTTAGGTACAAATCGTAGTCACCGTAGTGCCCTACCGACGCGACGGTAGCGCCCGCTTCAGAGACCGCGGCGAAGGTGAGCGCGCCGCCGACGTTGATCACCGTGGGCTTCCACAATCCATAAGTGGTGGTAGAAATTCCCCATAAAGAACCCGTTTGCGTGAGCCCTGCGCCCACGAACCCGAGGGCGTCGTTGCCGCGTGCGCCCGCGAAGAAGATCTGATCCGTCGCGACGACCGCAGCCACGTTGGTCGCGTGGCTGGTGAAGGTGACGCGGTAGTTCGTCGGATCGGTGCCGGTCAGCTTGAAGACCGTGTCACTGGTGGTGCCCGCCGTGTTCCGCTTGGCGCCGGCCGTCGAGTAGATGTCGAACTCGAGACCCTCGCTGCCCGACCAGATGGCCGTCGCGTAGTCTGCTGCCGCCATCTGCACCACGAGGTTCGTGGTCGCGCTGCCAGTGGTGTTGGCGACGACGCCGAGGTTGCTGACTGCGCCCGTGCCGCCGCCGTACAGCAGCATGCACTCACGCGCGTAGCTCGCGCCCTTGGTGAGCTTCTCGAAGCGGTCCTTCGTGGCGTTGACGAACGCCCGCGCACCCGCTCGCGTGCCGTCGAGCTGCTTGAGCGCCGAGTGCATGAACTTGTACGATAAAGCTGCTCTGATAGCGATTTCAGAACCTCTGATACTCGCCGAGAGCTCTGCCGTCGAAAGCGGCTGGTTCAAAGTCTTAATACTGCCATCATTCCACCAGGTTATGCCGCCTTCCCTGGTGAGCGTAACGGTTTGATAATAGTCCTGACCGGGCTGCTTATCGGCTGCGATGAAAGGAATGTCCTTCGCTAGCCGGTCGCTCTCGGGGACGAGGTCTTCTACCTTATCAGCGTATACACGCTTCAGTAGTTCAAAGCCTCTTGCATAATCAGTATTCGTGCCTGTGCCAGTAGTCATCGGAGCGTCTCCACGGTGCAGGGTGTGGTGACTCTCGACGGCTCACGGTCAGACCTACCGGGCTTACTCGCTTGGACCAGACGCCCTCACGGGGCGGTGCAGCGAGCTCCTCGGACTTCGTCGCGGGAATGTCTTGAGTGCTGATTCGCCGTAAATCTTGCGCGTGCCGCGTGTAGGCCGTCAACTCAGCCGATGGGCGCAAGCGTTAAGGCACGTACCGACGCCATCCGGCGCTGCCGCGAGCACGTGAAGCAGCGCATGCTGTCCTACACGGGCGGCGAGGGCACAAAGGACCACGCGTCCTGGCTCTGGTGCGAGGACTGCGGCGCGCTCTGCAACCGGCGCCCCGACAAGCCCGACCACTGGATCTTGCCGACCAGGCTCATCGCGCTGTTCGAGCCCAAGCGCGCAAAGCGAAAGCCCGACGCGCCACGGTAGGCAAAACGCGTCGGGCTCTCAGCCACTATGGTGTCCTGGAAAGGCCACGCCATGTTCGCCCCGAGTGGGCGTGGGCGTCAACTCTCGCTGGCGAGAGCTACGAGAGGTCGTCGTATCCCGCGACCTCGAGAAGCTCGCGCATGATGTCGAGGGACTTCAGGTCGTCTGGGGTGAGCAGCAGCTTGCCCGTCTCGTCGAGCAAGCGGATGGCTCCGCTGTCCGCGACGATCAGGACGCGGCGGCAGCGCGTGCAGACGGTGAAGGTCTCCCCGGTCTTGCACGAGCTACGGCCCTGCTCGCTGTACGTGGAGAAGCCGAGGTTGAAGACGTAGCCGCATGCCGGGCATGACGCCCCCGCATGGCGGTACTCAAGCTTCATCTTCGGCCCGAGCTTGCGGCGCAGCTCCTGGCGCTTCCGTTCGCGGCTCACGCGTCCGCCTTCGAGATGGGCATCACCACGCGCTCGGGGTCGGTCGACTGAGCCAGCAAGAGATACTGAAGCACCTCGCGCAGCTGCTGGCCCTGGTGCGGGCCGGCGAACACGATGCCGCTGCCCGAGTCGAGCACGGCCAGCACAAGCTCGACGCCGTGCTTGCGAGAGAGCAGCGTCAGCTCGGCTAGGTACGCTTCGGCGTCTTTCACAGCGACCCCACCATGACGTGCTCGCCGTGGCTCACCGAAAACTCGCCTCTGGGGCCGCCGTAGACGAACACCTTGCCGCCCGCGCCGTCGTGGACCCAGCGCACGAGTTCGGCGCCGTCGCCCGCGAGCTTCTTTGCCTCCTTCTGCGCCTGAATAAAAGTCTTCCAGCTGCTTTTGATGTTGTAGCGGCTGTCGTGAACGCAGTAGTTCCAATCCTTCACTTGGTCCTCCCTCCGGCCCACTTCTCGCGCGCCGCTTCCACCAGCAGGTCACTCAGCCGTCGGTGGGTTCGGATGCGGATAGCGTCGAGCGCCTCGGCCAGGTCAATCGGCAGGTGCACCGTGGTCGCGCGCGTCTCGACCCCATCCGAGCGGCGTACGCGCGGACGCGCCCAACTGCCGACGCGAGCTTGCGGCGTCGTGACGTCATGGCGTTGTTCCCCTGCCCGTCGTTCCCCGTCTCGCGAGAACAGGTCCTCGATGGCGCGGGCCACGGGCTCGGGCGCCGGCTGCGTGACGCTCCCCCCAAGGTTGAGTTCCACCTGGCTACGCCGCGACATGGAGCAACCCCTCAAGCTCATCAGCCAGCGCGCGCAGCTCGTCGGCCGCCTGCGACTTGGGCGCGTACAGGGACACGCCCCTGCCCGCCGCCTGGGCCTCGCTGTAGGTCACGAAGTACCGCAGGCTCGTGCCGAGGACCGGTATCTTGGCCTTGGCGATGGCGTCGCGCGCCGCCTTGCCGATGCGGGTCGCACGCGTGCAGCACATGACGATGGCCGCGCGCATGTCGGGGCGCACGTGCTGCACCTCGCGCACGAGCTCGATCGAGTCCTCGAGCGACCACACGTCGCCGGGCTCGGGCTTGGCCGGCAAGAGCACCAGGTCGGTGATGGCCAGCGCCCCACCGAGGCGGCGGCTGTGCCGCCCGGCCGTGTCGACGATGGTCACGTCGTGCTGGCGCGAGAGCGGCCCTACGACCGCCCTGAGCCCGTCTCCGACGCCCACCACGCCCGGCACGGGCTGGTCCTTCGCGACTCCGATGCCGTGCCACTTGAGCACGTGCGCTTGCGGGTCGGCGTCGACCAGCAGCACGCTCCTTCCCCGGCGCAGCCACTCCGCGCCCAGGTGCATGGTGAGCGCGGTCTTGCCCGCGCCCCCTTTTTGCCCGCCAAAAGTTATGGTTGCCATGTAGGCGGTTGTGGCGAAATAAGCTCGCGGCGTCAAGACGTCATGACGTCATGGCTTTGTTTCCTTCGGCGGCCTCAGCCCCCTGAGCCGCTCGAGCTCGGCCTTGGCGCGCGCCTTCTTCTTCTGCTTCGCGGTCGCCTGCTGCCAGTTCACCCGCTTTTGCTTCCGCAGCACCTTGGTGGGCAGGGGAGGCCCGCCCTCGTCCGACTCCATGAGCAGCCACGCGCGGCTCACCATGAGGCACGTGGCGAGCCCTGGGAGCTTCTGGGCGTCGAGGTTCCTGCGGCCCGTCTCGAGGTTGCTGACCGCCCACGGGTGCCACCCCATGCGGCGGGCGAGCTGGTGCTGCGTGAGCCCGACCGTCTCGCGCGCGGTCCTGATGCGCGCCCCCACGGTGGTGATGTCGTAGATGCGGCGAAACTGCTGCGAGTGCCGCTGCGACTCGAGACGCCTGACCGCCTCCTCGAGCCAGTGCTCGCTGTGGAAGTCCATCGCCTCTTCCAGCAACTTCCGCACCTCCTCGAGCGTCACTTCGGAGCCTTCGGCTTGTTCTTGCGCGGCTCCCTCACGGGCACCTCGATGTGATCGAGCGGCGAAAGAAACTGGCTCAGTGCGAGATCGCAGCCGTGTGCCATGCGCACCAGCGTGTCGATCGGAGGATTCCGCTGACCGTGTTCGTAGAGCCGGAGCGTCGAGATATGCACGCCGATAAGCGCCGCGAAGTCGTACTGGTGCGTGCCGCGCGCGATGCGCTGGCGCTTGATGAGCTTGCCCAGCTCGTAGAGAACGTGGTCAGGCTCTGGCGCGATTCGCGGCATCGGACGTACATAGTCTCAGAGGGAGGCCCCCATGCCCAAGCGGAGCCGAAGGGCGACCGAGCCAACGACCATCGAAGAGTGGGCCGCGCAGAAGCGCGCGAGAGAAGCGCTCGAGGCGATGAGCCCCGAGGAGCGCCTGGCGCACAAGCGCGCGCAGTACGCCGCCTACCAGCGCGCGCACCGCGCCAAGATGGGCAAGGAGCAGCGCGCCGCGCGCCGCGTGAAGGACGACGCCCGCTGCTACGACTGGGCGCGCATCGAGCCTAACGTCGACAAGCGCCCCGACGGCTGCTGGGTCTGGACTGGCTCCTACATGCTCATGTACGGGACAGACGTCTATCCGCGCGTTCGAGCCGGCGCCTACGGCAGCGCGCGGGCGGACGTGGTCGTGTGGTCGCTGACACACAAGAAGCCCCTGCCTCATGGATGTTTTCTCGTGCGCACCTGTGGGAATCTATCCTGCGTAGCCGAAGCCCACAGCCTGGTCAGCAACCAGATGGTGGAGCGGGCCAAGAGGAGACTCCATGAGCAAGAAGAGCTGGCTGGGCGGGAGCAACCGCGAGACGGACGACGCGGCAGCGGAGTCCAATCCCCACAACGAGGCCGCCGCACAGCGGCCGGGTAGCGAGCCCCAGGACACGGCATCGACCGAGCCGAGCCAGGGCGGCCAGCAGGGCGTGACCGGCGAGAGCCTGCCCGTCTCGCAGCTCAACCAGGGCGCATCGACCACGACCACGCCCGACAGCCAGCGCGGCGACACCGCGCAGACCCAGAGCGTCGGGTCTCTCGACACGATGAGCGCAGAGGAGCGGCTCGAGAAGCTCCGCGGCTGGCAGTCGCGTACGCGTCTTGGTGGCCCGCGGCAGGCCGACTGGGAGGAGTTCGATCAGATCGTCGGCGCGCAGGACCACTCGGAGACCCCCGGCGTTGAGGTTCAGTCGGGAGAAGACCGGCGCCCGTAGTAGGGTGCATCGACGTGCCTGAGCCGAATGCGCGCGAGCAGGATCTCGCGCTGTGGGTCATGGGCCAAGATGAAGCTTCGCGCGACCGCTTCGCGCGCATCCTGGCCCATTACAGGGAGGAGATTCTCGCGCCGTTCGCCGAGATGCTCGTCGACTACCAGGCGCTGCGCGACGACCGTGTGACGCTGCACCTGACGCGTCTGATTCAAACCGCCAGAGGTGAACCATGATTTTCGCGTGGCTCGTGTTCTTCGCGCTGTGCGTGCTGCTCGGTGAGCGCCTCGGGCTGCCGTCGCGCCTCGCGCTCGTGCTGTTCGGCGTGGTGCTGCTGCTCATGCTGCTGGCGCTGCTCGGCGTGTTCGGCGGCGCGAGGTTCGGGTAAAACAGCCGGCTCTGATTCATGAGGTGGCTCGGGCCAGCAACAGCCCGCCGTTTCCCTTGACGCGAGATCTCCTCGCGCACCACAACGCCGGCAAACCTGAGACTACCTGAAGTCGCGACTCTTGAGGTTCTGCAGGAAAAATTCCGGGTCCCGACGCTTCTTGCTGACCGGCACGTCGGCCCACGCGCTCTTGCGTGCAGCTTCGGGCTTGGGCTTCGGAGGCGCAGCGGGCGCGGGCTTCGGCTTGCCGCGTGCGCTCGCTGGCGGCAGCTCGAGCAGCTTCGCCGCACGCACCACGAAGTCGGTCACGTCGTCGCTCGTGACAGGAGCGCCGGTCGCTGCACGCTGGTTGCAGCGCACCATGACCTCTTCGTACAGCTCCTTGGTAGGCTGCGGAAACCCGGCCTTTCTGAGCCCCGCTTCCCAGCCCGGACGGAAGATAGACTGCGCGCGCTGCACCATCTCATTGCGCTGCTTTTCTTCCATCTCGGCGCGCTTCTGAGCTTCGAAGTGCTCGCGTTCGGCGTTGAGCCGCTGCACGTCGCGCTGGCGCTGAAACGCGAGCTTCTCGGCCGGGTTCTCCCTGAACTTGCGGACGAGCGCCGCGTACCGCACCGCGACGTCCTGCAGAATCTGTTCTCGGTCTTCGCTCGCGAGGAAGAACTCGTAGAGCTGCTCCGGGTCCGAGACGAACTCGCGGAACGCGTCGCGCGTCTTCTGCTGCGTCTCCTTCGCCTTGCCGAGTGCGGCCTGCGCCTCGTCGGCGAGCTGTTTCGTCTTGTTGATCCGCTGATTGAACGTGGCTTCGCGGATGTAGCCCGCGGCGAGCTCGTCCATGGATACGGTCAGCTTCTCGCCGTCGACCTTCAGCTCGATGAAGGCATCTTTCGGCAGGTCTTTGACCGTGAACGGGTCTTCCTTGGACCCTAGCTTTCCATGCCCGTCGCTCTCCTCCGGTTCTTCAGCGCTCTTTGGCTCGCCTTCGGCGTCGTCGGGTTCGGTCTCCGAGGGGACCGGCTGCTCGACCTCGCTCTGCTGCTCGTCGCGCTCTGGTGCGCCACGCTTGGCGCGTGGCTCCTCGGCTGGTTTGGTCCCGTTGTCGTTGTCAGGACCGAGCGAGTCGAGGACCGACTCGATGAGTGAGTCGGTCGTGTTCCTTCGCGAGGGGCTCGGGACGCGCTCAGGGCGTGGTCCCTCGGGCTCGATGTCGATCGTCTGGGCTTCTGGCATGCTGAGTCTCCTCGGTTCAGACGACGGGCTCGCCGTTCATCGGGTTCACGGCGGGCTTGGGCATCGACGGCTGCGTGGGCGCCGCGCGTGACGGCGGCGAGCCGCTCGGCCCAGGCGTCGGTCCTGGCCTACCGCGGGGCGCGTCGGTCTCGGGCTGCTTGACCTGCTGTGGGCCCGGTCCCTGGGCGCCTACGCCCCCTGGAGGCGCTCCTGGGCCCATCGCCTGCGCCTGCATGGCGCGCGCCTGGGCGCCCGTGCTGAGGGCCTCAGGCAAGGGCGGGCAGCCGATGGCGGCGAGCATGTCGGGCGCTTCTCGCGACAGCTTGCCCCACAGGTCGAAGTGTTCTTGGATGGCCTGATTGATGACCCCAGCAATCGCCGGGTCGTTCCTGGCCTCGGTGTTGAGCAGCCCTTTGAACTCCCTGATGCATAGGCTGTGGTTGTCCCACACGAGCGCGGGCGCCGGCTGTCCGCGCTGCAGCTTCTCGCCGCGCGACTTGATCGAGGTCAGTTCGCCGACGGGTCCGTGGAAGGTGGGCTCGAGCTGGCCGGTTTGAATGATGCGCAGGTACTCCTGCGGAGTGATGGCACTTCGCTGCAAGAGCTTGTCGCCGATCTCCGCACGCCCGGCCGTCGTCTTACTGAGCGCGTTCGCGGTCTTTACGGACACGCGCAGGATGCCGCCGAGGTCTTCGCCCTTGAACGAACTCACCGTCCAGCGCTGGTCTGCACCGACGACCGACACGGCGTGCTCCTCGGTCGCCATGCGCTGGAACACGCGAATGTGATGCGTGCCGATGCGCTCGAGGTTGAGCACCCATGCGCGCTCGAGGTTCGAGTTGAACTGGATCGCCATGCTCTGCAGCAGCGCCGCCATGGAGCCGCTCGAGACGTTCTCCTGCGGCTGTCCGCGCGTGACGCTGTTGACGCCGACGGTCTTCTCCATCTCGCCTGACAGCATCTGGTAGATGGCCGGCAGCACGTCGGGGATCTGCAAGAGGTCCACGACAGACGGCTTCTCCATCCCAGGCGGCAGCTTCCACACGGCATTGCCACCCGCGACGTCACTGAACTCGATCTCACTGCCCTCGGGCACGCAGAAGTTCGGCACGCCGCACGTGTCGATGCGCGTCAGGATCATGCTCAGGATGGCGTTGCTGGCTTCTGCAGCTGCGAGCACGCCCCAGGAGTCCGAGAACGGGATGCTGGTGCCCAGGAACTCGCTCGCGCACAGGCGGCTTACGGTGACATCCTCGCCGTATGGGTAAGGACCGTCGAACAGCACCAGATCGTCTGCGGCCACAATGCTCAGACGCCCCTGCGGGCAGGCGATGGTGGGCTTGGCGATCACGTAGAGCACCGCAATGCGGTCGCCGTCGTCGGTGACGGTGTGCTGCTCGTACTCCCTGAACGCCGTTGCGAACTCGCCCTTGTCCGCGTCGATCTTCGCGATGCGCTCGGCCTTCTCGGGGTCGTCGGTCGCGAACCTAGCGACCCAGTCCCAGCGGTTCTCAAACGCGCGGTGGATCCACCAGGTAGTGTCATCATACGTCCGCACGCGCTCGTGGGCGACCTCCCACGGAGCGTACACGCGCTGCGTGAACCAGCCGCGCCCACCGAGCCCGGTGTTCTCGTCCCACCCGACGATCATGTAGCCTTCGCCCGCAACCATCATCAGCTCGCACTGCTCCGCGAGCCGCGCGTCGAGATGTCCGACGCTCGCCACGAAGTCGAGCAGGTTGCTGGCCATGGGCACCTGCCGCGCGCTGTCTGCATCGGCTGTACGCGCCTGCGGGTCCCATGCTGGGCGCTCGGCCGTGAACAGGGCGATCTGATGGCGCACGAGTGAGCGGTAGTGCGGGATGGCCATCGCCAAGAGCTCGCCGACCTCGCCCGTCGCCTGCAGCTGCGTGATGGGGTCACCATCGACGCCGCTCAAATTGTGGTACGCCCGATATGCAGACCAGACGGTGCTACCGAGGCTGCCGTTGCTCCATGCGTCCAGATGCCGCGAGAAGCGCTCGACGACGTCCGAGGCGAACTCTTCGGAGAAGTACGGCTTCATCAGCCAAAAATCTTCGGCGTAGTCGTAGGGCTCGGGCTCCTCCTCGCCGTTGTCGTTCTCGGGGTCGCCGAGCAGGCTCGGATCTTCGTCGAGCGCGCGCGCGGCGAGTTCGTCGATGAGTGGGCTGGTTGCGGGGATGGCCATGTCTTATCGGCCGATCGCGCGCGGGATGCGGTTGGCGGTCGCAGCGGTTGCCGCGTTGAGCTTGCCGAGCACGTTCTGCACCTGCTGGTGCAGCTTCTCAAGCTCCTGCTCTTGCTTGGTGATGCGGTCGAGGGTCGCCAGGTTGTAGGCGCGGGCAACGACGTGCCGGCGCCACGCGTCCCAGGCCGCTGCGATGAGCAACACGCCGAGTGTCAGAATCACGTATGCCATCACGCCACCTCCCCCTCTGAGCCCCAGGTCTTACGCTGGTGCCGCTTCTCCATCGCCACGCTCATGCGCATGAGGCCCCGCGGCGCGACGTCGCTGCGAGCGCTTGGCTCAAGGTGCTCGATGCCGCCCGCGACGACGTTCGTCAGGTGCACCGCAAAGAACCTGCCCCGGTGCGCGGGGTCGGGGATCAGCGCGTACGCATGCGGCACGGGCACGGCGAGCAGCGGGTCTACCGCCAGCGGCGCATCGGTCTTCTTTTTGGTCTGTGGAGCGCTCACGCGGTCCTCCCTGTCTTGACGTAGTATTTCTGGCCGAGGCGCTTGAGCCGCGGTCCCTCGGCGGCCCACTTGCTCGGCGTCTGAGCTGCGGACCCCGGCACGCGCATGTCGCCGCAGACGAACCGCTCGAGCGCGGGCGTCGGGTTGCGTCGCTTCTGGACGTTGCGCCAGAGGTACACGAGCGCGGCGATCGTATCGAAGTGCCCGAGCTCGCCACCCTCGCGGCCGAACATGCTGCCGACCTTCTTCCACACGCCGTGCTTCAGATGCAGCACGAGCTTGCGGCAGCGTGGGTTGATGAGGATCTGCCCGTTCTGCATGGCGACGCGCACCTGGTCTACCTGCGCCACGAGGTTGTCCTTTTGCGTGGGGATGAACGCGAGGCCATGGTCGTGGTGCAGGTCGGCAATCAGCCGCAGGTCGTTGTCACTGATGCGCAGGTAGGGTTGGGGCTTGGTGTCGTAGCTGCTGCCCGAGCCACGCCGCCGCACGTTGCCCCAGAGTTTCGCTTCCTTCGCTTTGATCGCGGTCGCCAGCTCTTTCGAGTTCAAGCGCGGCTCGGCGATCTCATCCTCCACCACCAGCTTCTGCTCGAGAAAATCCCAGTACCCGAACAGCACCGCGGAGAGGTCGTGGAAGCCTGGGTCGAGCGCTACGTAGCAGTCGCGCCACACGGGCGGCTCCACCGCGCGCACGATGCTTTCTTCCGCATCCTTGAACTCCGGCACGATCTGCATCGACTCGTCAGCGATGTGCTCGGCGCCGTACTCTCGTCTTGCAGCGACGCCGCCCCGCCCGCCCGGCATGCGCGCATACTCTGCCTCGATTTCTTCGTGGCTGTACTGGTCGGCGTCGTCGAGGGTCTTACGGTCGTGCGCGTTCTTGTTGATGCAGTCGGCGACGACGTCCTTGGACCAGTAGTGCATCGGCGTGATCGGCGGCGTGCTCGCTCCGATGACGCGCGCATGGTCGCGGCCAAGCATCTGCGGGTAGATGATAGAAACCATCAGGTACTCGAGATTGTCGAAGAAACCGGCCTCGTCCAAGATGACCTTGTCGACGCCCGTGCCGCGCGCACCGTCAGGCCGCACGTCGAGGCCGACGATCTCGATTCGAGAACCATTGCCGAACACGAACGTGCCGTCACTCTTGACCCAGTCGGGGATGAGTTGCGGCGGGCACGTCTGCGTCAACTGTGCGACGAGTGGTAGCGTGATCTTTTTGACCTGGTCATGCGTCGGCGCGCAGTAGACGATGCGCCAACCGGGATACCTGAGCGCGTCCTCGATGGCGAGTACGAGGCACAGCACGGACTTGCCCCAGCGGCGGCTGGTGTCGAGCGCGAACACGCGCCCCTCGCCCTTGCTCTCCCACTTGCGGATCTTGCTGTAGCTGTCCTGCTGCGACGGCGTGAGTAGGAACGCGAGGTGTCCGCCGCGCCAGGCAGCATCGAGCAAAACGCGCTGCTCGACCGTGGCGCTTACCCACGGAACGACGGGGTTGACCCACTTCTCGCGGCGCTTCTTGCTCACTGCAAGGTCTCCGCCTCGGCCGCATCGGGCTCCGAGTCGAATGCCGGCTGCTCGATGCGCTCACGCCCAGCCGTCAGCCGAGGTGCCTTGAAGCTCTCCTTCAGGCGCTTCTGCAGCTCGGCGGGCGACACGTTGGGCGGCAGCGCGCGCGCCATGTCGTGGCCGACGCCGCGGTCCTCGCTGATGATCTTGTAGATGCTGATGAGCGCTTCGTTGCTTGCCTTGTACGCCCCGTTGTCGCGCGCCTCCTCGGCGTTGCGCTGTAGCTGCTGCAGAATCCAAGCCTTCGACACGCCGACGTAGGTCTCGGCGCCCTGCCGTAGCTCGCTGATGCGCTTGCGGATGGCTTCGTGCCGCTCGAGCTTCGTGCCGGTCTCAGGGCTCAGGCCCGCTGCCGCGCACGCAGCTTTGATGCTCGCGCCCTTCGCACGCGCCTGGGCGTACTGCTCGCGCTCGAGGTTATCGAACGGCGCACCAGGGTCGCGGCGGAACGGGTCGGGCCGATTGCTCACAGCGTGCGCCCCTCCGCTTCGCAGCCGGCGCAGCGCATGTCCACGGTCACGCCCTTGCGGATGCGCGCATGCCCGACGATGCGCTTGCACATGGGGCGCTGCAGGGGAACCGTCGCCTTCGCGGGCGGCTCGAGCTGTTGCAGAAGGTTCGCTTCGAGGGGCCAGTTCACATCGAGCGGCGTGGTGTCCTTCCTGCGGGCCTCCTGCAGCCGGCTGCGCGTGCACTTCGTACACGGGCACACGCGCCAGTCTTTGAGGCACGTGGTCTGGCACTTCTCGCACTGGCACACGAGCCCAGGCGGCAGCGCGTCGGCGTTGCACTCGATCATTCGGCCACCTCGAAGAGCTCGCCCTGCACCCCGTAGCGGAGCGGCGGCATGTACCCGTAGGCGCTGCGCAGGATGCGCAAGAAGTCGGTCAGAGTCAGGACGACCATACGATCGCGTGCGTGGTCGTCCTGAATCACCGCGCACGGCATCGCGCGGCCCTTCGCATCGCGTAGCGCCTGCTTGTAGGCAGCGCGGATGTTCGGCTGCTTGCCGGTCTTCACCTCCAGCCAGAATCCCGGCAGGCCGCACACGTCGGCGTCGTCGCATCCGACGCGCGACTGCCAGCCACGCCGCACGTGCTCGGCAATCTCGGGCATCGCCTCGCGGATGCGGGTAGCGACCTGCTGCTCGCCGCGGCGGCCCTTCGTGCGGCTTGCGCGCCCGGTCATCGTGCGATCCTCGGGGGCAGCGGAAGGCCGGCGCTCACGGCAAGTTCGGTCGCCGAGATCTCGAGCGCGAGCGCTAGGCCGTCGTGAAAGGGGAGGCGTTCGCCGTCGCCCCCCTTCATGGACGCATGCACGCGGACCCAGCCGACCCAGCGGGAAACGAGCTCAGACAGCTTGCTGATCGGGACTCCCGTGTTTGCCGGGGTTTCGTTGCGTTGCGTGGCTTTTTCTGCGGAATCTGGCTGCTGATCGGGGGCGCCGACGAGCGGGGCGAAGCGCGGGCGCATCTGACCGTCAGGCCACGGCACGATCTCGTTGAACATCGCGAGCGGGCGGACCAGCACTTTCCCCTTGAGGTGCGAGACGTAGACCGCCATCAGCTCGCTGCGGTCCTCGCTGTTCTCGGCGATGTGCAGCAGCGTGTAAGAGCCGCCTTTGTAGTGCCGGTACGACGTCAGCAGAGACGGCGCCCAAGGCATGGCGGCGGCCATCATCGCGCCCCCCGCGGCGTCTTGCGGCCAGGCGGCCCGAGCTTGTCGCGGCGCGTGTCGATGCGTGCGACCGGCGCAGGCGGCGGGGGCGGCATGGCGCGCAGCGTGCGGGTGCGCGGCTTCTGCTCCTCCTGCGTGAGCAGCTCGATGCGCAGCTCCCGAAGCTCGGTCTCCACGAGCTTCTGCCGCGTACTGAGCGCCTCCACCTGCTGCTGCAGGTGGTCCAGCCCGAGCAGCGCCTGCCCGAGGAAACGCAAAAAGTCCCCCATGACCGGGGATGCTACCGCGCCGCTGCTGCGCATTTCCACTCACCCGTACTCGAGCGGCTTGCGCTTGCTCTTGCCGGGGATGTCGTACACCTCCACCGACGCACCCGAGCGATTCGTAAGCCGGTCGTCGCTCCCGTAGCGCTCCTCGAAGGCTTGTTTGCTCAGGTTCGAGGTCATCACCACGCTG